ACACAGGGACAAACGTACCTAGGTCAATCAAGGCAAGCGGCTTCGAATGAGTAAGGGAAAACAGGGCTACGGGCTCAACTCGCGTCGCACTGACACGGAGGTTTTCGCGCCGCAACGAGCAGCGCGCAACGGTCAACCGGTCGCGGCAGCGTCGGGAGCGCCAGGAACAAGAGCGGCAGCCGTGGTGGATTCGACGGCGCTAGCACGAATCAGGCTGCTCGAGCAGAGGCGGTAAGCCCAAACACCCCTGGCGGTTCAACCAATCAAGCCGTCGAACTTGCTTGGCGGCCGCGGTGGCGGGACCGCCAAGCGCAGCCGACTCATCGGCGAAAGGCCGAATTGGCTACCGAGGCGCACCATTTGGTCGGCGGCCATGCGCTCGATCCGCAACAGCGTTCTACCGGCCGGGGTGGTGTACCGCTCACCTTCGCGCACCGCTTCAAGCACCTCGCAAGCCGTCCGCCAGCGTCCGACGGCGTCGCAGTAGGTGGCAAACACGGAAACATCGAGCGGCGTAAGAAGGCCGACTTTGTGGAGCTCGCCCGCAAGCTCAGACCATACAGCGAGGGCATGGCCGATCAGATAGGCGGGCGGCTCTGGCGGCTGCAGCGGAATGGGCGGCTCGATGCTATGGCGCAGCCGACGTTTGCCGGGGCGACCTTGGATTAACTCGAGATGGGGTGGCTTTGGCGGTGGTCCGGACATGATTGTCTCCGTTGGTGTAAGGGTCGCGCGACTTTAGCGCTGTTGGTGAACGCGGAAAACCTGCCAGTCACCGGGGCGTTTTCCCCTCAAAAAAAATTGCAAACTGCGGGCGTGCCTGTCGGGCCGCTGCTGCGCCGCGAGCTTTGCTGTACTTCAAAATTTTTGTACGGGCCCCCCATCGATTTGCCGCTTGGCAAGAAGCGGCACGACCATGTTCCCTGCCCATCCCCCTCCCAGGGTTGCCCAAAAGGAAGGAAAGGAGGAGGAGGTCCGGGCTCATCGATTGGCCGGATGGTTGGGGTCGATCGGCCAGCCATCATCGCCGACCCAGCGCGGGTCATAGCCTTTCTGCTCGATCCATTTCTTCGAGCCGTCGTGGCACGGCTTGCAGAGGCTTTGCAGCTCACCGAGCCAGAAGTCATTCCAGCGACCGCCGTGGTGCCGGACGTGGTCGACGACTTCGGCGGCGCGGAGGACGCCACGCTCGCGGCAGAGCTTGCAGTACGGCTCGAGCCGGAGTTGGTGGCGCTTTCGCTTTTGCCAACGGGTCAGGCCGTACCAATTGCGCCAGGGAACTTTGGGGTCTGGAGTTCCGCCGCGGGTCATGGATCACTCAGAACTCAGGGAGTGGAGAGACCTTTGGCCTGGTCCGTCTCACCGGCGCGGCCAGCGTTCCGGATGGACGTTGCTCGCGCACCTGTGCGCGGCGTACGGCGCCTAGCCCGGCTCTCCTCACTGCAACCGACTTGCCAGGTTCCCGCTCTCGACTTGCGGATCGCTCGCTCGAGCATGGCCCGAAATAGGGCACCAGCGGCACGCCGCTCGCGCAGCGCGTCGCGCTCCCGTCGAACTTTGTCCAACTCGGCTCGCAGCGCGGCGCACTGCTGACACGAGGGGGCCGGTCCTCATTCATAGTTCTTCGCCTTAATAACCCCGCATTGGGGGGCGCCAGGACAGAGGCCGCCGGTCGTTGCTGCCATACTCGGCAAACACAGGTTCCCTCTAAGCCCTGGGCCCGGCCGGCGCCAGGCCAACTGGAGTAATCAGCCGGCGCGCTAGCCACGTAGGCGTTCGATATCAGGGGCTCACAATACCATGGATCACCGCAACTGGCTGAGCAGCTTGACAATGTCCGCCGGCTCGCCCTCGACTTCATGCACTGCGGTAAAACTCGCCTGACCGGTTTGGAGCCTGTTCACATTCAAACCGGCCGCCGCCTTGGATGAACTTGAGCGCGAGCGCCTCGACTTCTGGCAGCATCTCAATTTCGACCTCGCGCTTGCGCGCGTTGGGCCGCTGATATTGGCGGAAGGGTACGCTCATTGCACATTCTCCTGTTTTGGCATCCGCGAAGCTGCCGCGCCGCGCGCCGCATCGCTTCCACCGCAATTGCCCCGGCGGTGTCACAAGTGTCCCTCCCGGGTGTGAGGGGGAAAAGAGTCCTAAATAAAAAAGAGGGGTATTTGCCTCCTTCCTCTCGGGTGCACAAGGGACACTTGCGACACTCTTAAGGGACACTTGCGACACTCTTTCTCGTCTTCGTGCGGTGCGGCGCCCGATCAATGACCAGCAGCGCGGCTTTTCTCCCTCTGTTCGCGTTTATGTTGTCGTCGCAGTTCGCTCCATTCCTTGCTTGCGGTGCGCCAGCAATCCTTTTTGGAGCGACTCGGGTCCTCGCGCTTAAGCTCTTGTACGCGCGCTACTATCCAGCTTTGGCAAATTTCCAAATGCCTATCCGGGTAAAGATCCGGCAGCGCCGCAAAAATGCGGTCGTTGCTTCGTGTCATGTATCTTCTTCCTCTTCCGGTCGGGTTTTCGCGTGGATGATTTCGCGCCACCGCTGGCGCCGCTCCGTTTCCTGCTTCGTACGTTTCTGGAAAATGCGATGGACTTCCGGGTTCACGTCCCAGCGCGGCGGGTCGTTGACGCGCTTCCGCTGCGCTTCCGTGACCCACCCGAGCGCGTCGAGTTGGTGGCAGATATTCTCGATATCGTGGCGCTTTAGCCCGCGCATTGTGCTGTCGCCGCGCTGGATGACGCGGTTCGTCAGTCGCTCCACCTTGTGCACCAAGATGTAGCCGGCGACTGCTGCGAGCCGGTCGTGGTCGTCCGACAGGCCATAGATGTTGGTGTAGAACGCGATGGCGTGCGGTGCCAAGAACCGCGACAGAAAGTCCGCCACCCGGCGGGCACATACCGCGCCGACTTGCGGCGGGACCGCGGTGTGTGAGTTTTCGATGCAGTGCCACAACAGGCAGAGCCGGGCGAAGATGCCGTCGTATTTCCCGAGATGCGCCGCGAGCTTTTTGTTGATGAGGTTGATCGCAGGCAATTCATTGTGCTGCTTGCGTTCCAGCTCCTCTCGGAGTTCGCGGGCAGCGTCATCGAGCGCCACGTCGCCGATCTGCATCTGGTGTAGCTGCTCCACCAAGCTCTCGTAATTCTCTACCGCGCTCGACAGTTCCTCGTCGCGGCCGATCCCTCCTGGTTGCAGCATGATCGGGACGAGGCGTTGGATCAGTCCATCGTCTATCGTATCCGCGGCCAGCTTGCGCATCGGCTCGGGCTGAATACCACCGAGCACTGAGACTGATAAATGCTCGATGCGTCCGGAGCCGCGTTTGACACGATCGAAGGTGTAGGGACCGCCGTTGTAGGCTTACAGCCAGAAGCCGCGGTCGTTGGCCGCTCCGCGATGGCCGGCGTACTTATCGATCGACCCGAAGAAGCCTGACAGTTCATCGCGATGGTACAGTACGCCGTCGGGGCTGTCGCGCAGAACCTCCTGGGCCGCTTCGACGGTGACGTCGTCGAGCTTGATACGAATCTGTGGCGGTGGCGGTGTCGCGCGCTTCGTTTCCTTGTCCAGCGCGTCCCACTCCGCCTTGGCGGTGGCGTAGGTGTGCCATAGCGCGGCGTCGATGCGTTCGAGCGGGCGTACGGCTTGATTGATTATGGGGGTCTTCTTCGTACTCGGATCGCCGACCAGCCCAACCCACAACCGAGTCGCTTCATACCATCCACCGTAGCGCTTGACGCGGAGTTGGACACTATCGGGAATAGCGGCAGCGCAAACCGCCAACGCAGCGACAGCGAGACCGGCAGGGTCCGTACCCATGGCGACGCCTTGCTCAAAGGCGAAGTCTTCGATCACGGATGGCAGCAGCCCATGCGGCAAGCGCGGCGGATCGAACGTGCTCCACAGGTCTACCGGAGCCGTTGTCGGTTCAGCAGGTATGTTCGCGCTGGGCTTATCGTTCGTTTTCGTTGACGGATCATCCGCAGGAGACGGGTCCTCCGGTGGATGTTTTGTAATCCAGTCGTCGCACATCTTCGCAATGATTGCTTGTTCGCGCGTGGGGTCGATTGTCAGTCCGGAACGTATGACGGCGAGGGCGAGGGCAGCGAGGCAACGCTCGATGACAACCTCGCGTTTCTCACCGCGGGTGAGCAGTGCAGCGCTACAGCGCAGCAAGGTATTGTGGGCATTGCCACCGCCGTCGGCGCCGAGATAGACCATGTCGGCCAGGAGCTGGTCGACGTCGAGCGGGGCCTCGTCGATATACGCCGCGGCGAAGGCTAAGAATGGATTGTCAGGGCTGGCGCCGTTGCCGGTCTTGCCGATCGCGCTTTTGCGATGGAGTAGCGGCTCCTGGGTAGCGGCGGCCCATTGCTCGAGGTCGGCGAGCTCGTAGCGCAGTTCGGTATGGTCGCTGAGCACACGCACCTCATGCCGCTCGTCGTTCTTGGAATTGATGGTGCCAGGCAGCCGCATCAGCTGCGGTATCAGACAAGCGGCAGGGTCGCCGCCGAGAATGTCGGCGAGCTGGTGCAATAAGCGCTTATGCCGAGCGTTGTTCTCCCGCGTGGCCGCGATCGCGATCTTCAAGAACCAGTAGATGTGTAGCCCATGCCCGGAGTGATGCACCCGGCTCGGCGGTAACGACAGGCCAGCGATGATGCGCTCGACTTCTTCCGGCGTTTCTTCGACCTTGCTGAAGTCAATATCAGCGTGTGCGCAGATGATCAGGATCACCGTCTCTTCAGCGCGACGCGTAGCCTTGTCCTTGATCGGATTGACGCAGAAGAAGCAGCCTTCCCCCGGCTGATCATGGCGGCGAGTGAAATCGGCGATCTGAGCCGAGCTACGGGTGAGGATGTGCTTTTCTTCGGCTTCGCTCGCATTCTTGATATTGGGCAAGCTGGCGATGTAGACGCGACCATTCTGGTGTGGTCCGAATAGCGCGACGATGAATTCGGTGGCGGGGTGCGCGGCGCTCATGACAATCCCTCTGGTTACGCGCGCGAAGGGCGGGGGCCCGATCTGCTGGCAGCAAGCAGATCGGGTTTGCCCATGGTTGCGAGATCACGCTGCTTTCCCGGGTAGCTGCAGCTTCAGTGACTTGCCGGTGAGCGTCATGACGGCGGCGAGGTAAGGCTCGGCCTTGACCCACTGCTTGATTGGCAACAGCGGATATTTCACCCGCCCAATGCTGCGATTGGGATGCTGGTATGAGTCCTGCTCGAGCCCAACGACCGGCAATTCATCCGGGTGTTGGCGCATCCGGTTGCCGTATTCGCGACAGAGCGGGGCGATCGCACGGCGGCGGCCACCGTCGCTCGAGGTCGCGAACGTGTAAATGGTTTCACCGTTGATCGTGATCATTGGCAGGTAAACGCCTTGCGACCAGGGGTCTTGTGGCTTGTCGTCGTTGAGCTCCCACGTCGTTTTGTCGGTGTAGCCGAGCGTGTCGCGTGCAGGCGGGACGAAGCCTTCCATGAGCAAGCCCATGATGTGCTCGACTGCCAAGTTGTCTTCCCACCGCAGCCAGCCGTGCATCAGCCCGGGCATGAGCGCGACCAACTCTTTGTGGGGGCATTCCTCACCGTCGCGACCGATCAGCCAATCGCCTTTGGTGAACTTCAGGAGCCGACCGAGCAGCATCTGATTGTCCACACGGTCGGCGTAGTCTTCGAACGGGTTCTTACCCGGTACGAGCGGTACCTTGTTGTCGTCTTCGTTCATGACGGAGTTTCCTTTTGCTAAGAGCGTGCTTCGCGCACGCGGACATCGAGCCGATCGCCGGGAGTGGCGCCTGTCTCGAATTCTTGAACGCCAACGCCGGCGCCGGCTGCGGCCGCGCTCAGCGCCTTGATGTCGTAGCCTTGCCGCCCCTTCACTGGGGTCCAGGTCACCGAGAAGTCGTCGCCGGCGATTCGGCGCAGCTGCTTGACGCGCAGACGTTCCTTGATCTCGTATTGGGCTGCGCGCAGCCGCGCTTCGGCGGCATCGACGTCGGCCTAGCGCGCCTTGTAAGCGATGGCGAGCTCGCGCATCTCGGCGGCGAACTGCGGATCGGCATAATCATTGCCATTTGGCGCGATGGTGCGGCGCTCGATGCCGCAAGCTTTGCTGAATGGGCAGTGCTCGCATTCCTTGCCGCCAGCGATCCAACCTTCCGGCGGTAGTTCGGATGCGGAACGCGCGGTGAGCACTTTAGTGGCCCGCACCTTGGCGCTGGCGTAGACCTGAGGATCAAAGCCAATGACGAATTCGGTGATGTCGTGCCAGAAGCTGGCGTTGATATAGGTGAGAACGCCGAAACAGGGTTGGTACTCGGTGGTTTCGCGTACGACGCCGAGCTGGACGATGGCTTGATAGCGATGCTCGGGTTTGGGGGCGTCGAGTTTGACCCGGGGGTCGATCGATTTGCATTCGAGCAGCAGACAGTCGTTCTCGATATCCACGACGCCAAGCGGCGCCAGGATATCGCGTGGAGCGTTGGTGAGCAGCGCGTCGGGTGTCGCTGAGATGAAGCCGCGTTTGAACTGCCGCTGCCGATCGCCGACGAATTTCAGATTTGCGCCAAAGCGGGCGCGCAGCGCCGGTACCCAGAACATTTGTTCGATGATCTGGCCGCGCAGTATCGCGCCCCAGGTATCGACGTATCCCGGATTGCGCTCGCCGCCGTGCTTGATGAAGAAAATCTTGCGGCTGCATTGGCCGATATCGCTGGCGCCGAGCGTAAATACTCGGTCCTTGCCGGGGCCGTAGAGGCTCTGCGCGTAGTCGTCGAGGGCCGCCCTAAAAATCGTCAACATAGACGACCTCCTCTTCGGCGACGAGAGCAGTGGCAATCGGCGAGGGCGCCGCAGGCGTCGCGGTGGCGATCGGCGAGTGTGTCGGACGGAACTCGCGCTCGGACGCTGCGACCTCATCGGCCATGTCTTGGATCGTGGCGGGCGGCGCCGGCGCCAAGTTCACTGCGGGCTCTAATGCGGTGCCGGCCCAATCGCGCCCGATTTTGAATTCTGCATCGAGCGGCACGCGGAAGCCGTAGGGCTCGCCGGCCTTCCGTGCATGCCGAACCAGAAGCTCGCCGATCGAATTCGCGATAGCCGGTCGGCAGCAGACTACGAGTTCATCGTGGATCCACAGCGCGAGATAGGCGTCACCATTCGGACCGTAGCGGAAGCGCGCGCAGAGCTCGTTATACGCATCATTAAGCCAGCGCTTGCAGATGACGGCTTCGGACGCGGTGACGATGCGGTTGAGCGCCTTGTAGTCGGCCTCGGTGGGAACGCGGCGTCCGTCGAGCCCTTCGATCCAGCCGTTCCGCCGGTGCTCAGCCGAGAGCTTTTGGCGCAGCGCGCGCAGGCCGGGGGTCGCCGCGATGAATTTCTCCCGCGCCCGCCGTCCGATCTGTCGCAGGATGGCCTCACTCGGATGTTTGTGCCCGGCCAGGATTTTTTCGCAGAGCGTGCTCTCTGGCGCGACGGCCGCCGCCGCGTGCACGATGTCCGCGATGTTCTGCCCCGAGCGCTCGTCGCCGGCGCCGAAGAGGAACGCGTAGCGGAAGACCTTCGCGCCTTCGCGGATTACGGTGTGCACCTTGTTGCTCTTGTCGCGCGCTTCCAAGACCAGGCCGAGCGCGGTCGCCGTGTGCCAGTGCTGGTCCAACTTTCCGTCGACGAGCGTCTGTGCGTAGGCGCGTCGTCGTAGGCGGCGAGGTAGTGCGCGAACCCGCGGTCCTGTAGCGTCGCCTGATCGCAGGCGACGATCACCCAGTCGCCGGAGGGGCGAAACAGCGCGCGGCACTCGGTGCCGAAGGCCGAGCCTTTCTTGGGGTTTGGCACCCCGGCCATGTTGGGTCGAAAGTGCTTGGCCCGGCTGTGCGGGGTGCCGATATGCATCAGGCCGCTGTGGATGCGACCGTCGGCGTGGACGTGCTTGATCCACGCCTCTTTGCCATTCGCCAGCGATCCAAGCCGTCGACCGAGCAGGTGATATTCCGACAGCCCCGCGAATTCCGGATAAATCTCGGAGATGGATTCGAGCAGTTCGTCGTCGATGACTGGTCGCTTGGTCTTCTCGGTCCGCTTCTTCGGTTGCCAGCCGCGCGCTTCGAGCAGCACTCCAATCTGTTGCCGTGAATTGGGGTTCTTCAGTGCCGGAAACTTGGCGCGCAGTTTTTCCGCGAGCTCGGTTCGCCGTGCTTTCCAGGACTCGCCCAGCCGCTCCGCTGCTTGCATATCGAACGGCACGCCGTCCGCGGTGATCCGCTCGCAGATGGCGGCGACGGCGTGCTCAAGGTCGAGCGTTGCGCGCGGGTAACCGCCCGGCTGCAAGAATTGCCAGAGTCGTTTGTTGATGCCCGCGTCGCCGACGCAGCGGGCTTGTATCTCGGGGGACCACTCGGCCCAGTCTTCGATCTCGGCGCCGATCTTCGCCGCGCCGAGCCGCACGCCCCAAGCTTCGAGGCTATGCCTTCCGCGTATCCGGCCGAAGGCGGCGTCTTTCGCCCGCGACGCAACCTCACCGTCGACGCGATCGAGGTGCGGCAGGATCAGTCGCCCGGCGATCAGCGTGTCGACGATTCGGCACGCGGACGGCGGAGCCCATCCATACAGCTTGCGCAGCACCGACAGGTCATAGCTTTGAGCGTTATGCCCAATTAGGGTGCCGGCGCGCGCCAGATGTGCGAGCGCGTCCGCAATCTGCCCGGGGCCGTATTCGTGCACGCGATCGTCGTTGAGTGCGATGATGCAGATGCAGTGCACTTTGGTGACGGCGTCGAGCAGTCCGTCGGTCTCGATGTCGAAGATCAGACCGCTTTCATCGAGATCGCCGGCGGGCATGATGAAGTGCTGGGCGAGCTGTGCAAATAGCTTGCGCGCATAGGGTCGCGCGTCGGGCACGGGCTCGACGCGACGCTTTGTCGTTCGCGCGGCGGCGGTTTTCATCGGAACATTTCCCGGATGATCAAGAACGCGGTCGGTTCTTCGTCTGGCAGCGCATCGTTGATCGGTGGTAATTTGGCGCGTTCGCGCAGCGCGGTGATCGTGGCGTTGATTAGCGACAGGATCTCGAATTTCGTGTCGGCGTCGGTGCGCTCCCAGCCGGCGGCGCGGACGAATTCAACCAGACGTGCCCCGTCGTCGAGTGTCATTGCTTGCAGGAATGCAACCAGCTCGCGGGCGGCGTCGCCGTGCGGTCCAGCCAGCAACGTTTCGAGCCGCTCGCGCCGCCACCGCTTCCATAGACGAAACAGGTCATCGCGTTCGGCGAGTGCCTTTTTGGACTCCGTTGTGCGCCGCTTTTCAGCAGCGCGTTGGCGCGCCTTGACCGATGCCGGCGTTTGTTTTTCGGCGAACTCAAGAAAAGCATTCATGCGACTGACTCCGCGGCCAAGGCGGCCTTTGACAGGGTCATTCCTGGTATCGGTGTGATTGCGAGGAGAGCCGCTTCTGCGCGTTGGTGATCCTTCTTCCGGGCAAACAAGGCGTGCGCGGCCGGGAATATCGCGATTGCTTTCTGGCGCGCGCTTTCTTTGTCCTTGCCCCGCAGGCCAAAAACCTTTTTCCAGATGTTCGGCTCGACGAGGCTGTAAGCGATGTCGCTGCAGGCGACGACGGTCTCGAGACTGCCGACGGCACGCGCATATTTGAAAGTGCTCGCGATGCCTTGGCGTGGCATCGAACCGGCGCGCTCGATCAACGCGTGATCCGGCTTGTGCTGAGCGAGCCAGTCCCGCACCAGCATCGTATTGACGCGCTCCTTGGCGCCGGTGCCGATCACCGGCACGTCGAGCACGTCGATCAGCTGTGGCGCCGCGCTGTCGTTCACCATGACGATGGCGAGCCCACCGCGGATGCCGGGATCGATACCGCAGATTTTCATGACGCCTCCTTCCGCGTGGCGTAGCGGATGATCGGCGCCCCTGTGTGCGCGCGATCCCAACAAAACCACGCGTGATTGTCAGAAGGA